ACAGTCTCTCCTCCAACTGTATAGTCATATGCACCTTGAATTGCAAGATGGTATCTGTCTCTTGTTTGATAGTAAGACCCAATATCAATATGTTGCCCAACTTCTCCACCCACTGGCAATGATAGGAATCCACATCTATCAAATTTCTTAAAGTGTCTCTTTAAGAAAGAAATAATTTCTGTGTGGTGATTACATGCAGGTGTCGATGCAGATATCTCGCTATCACCAACATACTGGTCTTTGGATGAGATAACTCCCATGACTAATTGCAGAACACCTGCTTCAACTGCAGGGAATCCACAATCATCCACAAGATCTCCTACACCCTCAATATTTTTCTGAGCACCCCAATCCTCTGGATACTGATGCAATTGTTTCAGTATCTTAGATACATTTATTCCTTTTTTAATTACTCTGATATTAGCCAAAGAAATCCTCCAACGAACTTTCTTCTTGAGTCTTCCAACCTAGTGGTTCAATGACAATCTGTAGAGCATCAAGAAATACCTTTTCAAATTGTTTGTCATAATCTATGTATGCTTCCAGTCCAAACTCTTTTGGAAGATGCTGACTAAAAGCAATTACATCTTCTTGCAGAGGATTTGGTGTGCGGACATAAACAAACTTAATCTTATCACCATCACGAATTGGTTGATACTTCTTATCTAATCCCATTCGTTTGCAGTGATGATTATAAAGCAATGCACCACGAACATGAATCGGTGTTCCCTTTGTATAAATCGGAGAACCAGCATACTGTTTCATACCATTCACACCACGAGGAAACGCTACCTCATGCACTGGCAGTTTATCAAACTCTTTCTTAAAAGCTGTTACATATGTACTTGACCATCTCCAAACCCATAACTTTGATTTTAGGTTTCGCAAATTGCACTCCTTCCGAATTATGAACATTAATAACATATCGTTTCTTGGCAGTCCAGATTGCTTTGTCAGCTAGAACTTCTCGTTTCATTTGCATCTTCTGACCATACGCATTCATGTAGTCAGCCAATTCGCTGTAACCTTGATCAATGAATGGTTGAAATACCTCTTCGCAGATTTTGTCCATCGTTTTAATCTTCTGCTCAGTAGTTTTACCTTCACAAATCTTCTCAATCAGTTCTTCCAATGTCAGATAGATTGAGTCAGTATCAATAGCAACAACGAAATCTTTACCCTCTGTCTTGAGAGTTTTGTTGAGGAATGCATTCAACTTGTTCGCCATCCAACGAATGGATAGCTGACCACTGGTGGTAATACCTTCAGCCATACGAATATCAAAGTAACGGAAGTACTGATTACCCATCGCACCATAAGCAGAGTTCAGAGCAATCTTCATCGCCATCTGTAGATTGTTTAGACGAGAGATATCTTTTAATAGATGAACCTTTGTCTTATCGTTTTGATATTCTTGCTCAACCTTTAGCATCTGTTTCTTAAACTTACTGCGATTAACATACATATGTTCCATCAACTCAGGCATAAAACCTTTGATGTCTTTACGATATGTCCAACCATTTGCAGTTAAGGTAAGGTCTCTTCGTTTAACATAAGATGTATCCACTTCTTGATTAAGCAATTTGTCAACGCTGACAGAAAGTTTCTCGCTGGTCAATGTCTCAGGACTGATGTTGTACTGCATAATCAAGTGTGGATACAAACTGTTTAAGTCAAAGGATGCTACCCATTTATGCATACCGATAATTGGATCTTTAACGAAAGCACCTTCGAACTGTGCGTCTTTACCTGAAGAAGTCTTCGCAGGAATGACAATACCTTTCTTACGAAGATGATTGTAGATGATAGTATCCCACATACGAACTTGTGAATAAACATCTTCAGGATTAATCTTAGCATTGTATGCCATGGTCAGATGCAGTTCAATCAAACGCATCTTGTCTTCGAGTTGATCAACCAACTCCACATCGTGAATGTTATACTCAACAAACTTATCCCAGTAGTTTGTATAGAAATCTTTGAAGTCTGTTCCTGGATTTTCTTTCTTCTTGTCGCCCAATTCTTCTTGTGCGATATAATCCAAACGATAAGACTCTTGCTTTGTATATGTATATTTTTTGTAGAGTTCCAAATAGTCTAGTTGAGAAATACCTAGAATGTCATAGTGAAGTTCTTCGTTGCCTTTAATGAATGTCTTGCGTTCATTGATGTAACCCCATGGACTGAATTTCTTGGAGAATGAATCACCAAGTTCTCTGTCCAATCGTTTGATAAGATATGGCACATCAAAGAAGTCTGTATTCCAACCAGTGATACAATCTGGATAGTTCTGTTGCCACCAAATGATAAACTCTTTCAGTAGTTGTTGTTCATCACGACAGTAAACATACTGACAATCTTCTCGTTTGTTTTCATATGGCTTAGTGCCAAAGGTGATAATGTTCTTCGTTTGTAGATTCTTAATCGTGATTAGAAGAATCTCTTCATTGGCACTACGGATGTCTGGGAATCCATTCTCAGTGGCAGTCTCAATGTCAATGGTGAACACTTTGATTTGTTCCATGTCCCAATTAACATCGTCTTGGTAAGTGTCGCTGATATATTGATATGCATAATTGGTATTACCATACACAGCAAAACCTTCTACATCTTCGTAGCGTTTGACAAACTCTCTTGTGTCTTTAATTGTTCCAGGTTTTACTTCGTCAACGAATGTATCATCCAATGTCTTCCATTTAGATTGCTTCTTAGAAGTGACAAAAAGCGTAGGGTAGAAATCTACCTTACGCTGATATGCTCTTCCTTTATCGTACCCTCTAACGAGTATCTTATCGCCCAGTGGATGGACGCTTGTGTAAAATTCCATTAAGTTGTTTTTCCATACATTAGTTGCATAGCATCAAGTGCACAGTCGTGGACAGGATGATGTTTGATCACTTCATGTCGTTTAAATAGTGGATGGTCTACATCTACATATCCATTTGTAGTGCCGTAGAGAATATCAATTGCAGTTCTGACATCTCTCCATACATTATACCCTGTAATTTCTTGCATGTCAACTCTAACTGCCAATGAATCGATTGCCATCTGATCAAGTGAACCTCTTGCCCACATTGTTTGTTTATCGGCATTTGCAAACTTACTCATGTAGTTATAGAATGCATTTAATCCATTTTCTACAGTCATGTCTTCACGAGATGGATCCAAAGAAACCTTACGAACATATTCGTGCTGACCTTTCCACCAATCAAGTGTGCCCTTGGATGATGTTCTTCCAAGTTGTAGTTGTTCTTTCACATCAAACTTTACGAAACATGCATTGTCAAGTAAGTCTTGATATGTTGGTCGCTTTTCTGGATCAAAGTGAACCAATGCTGCAGAGAGAATCACACAAGTTGATTCTACTCCCAGCGTCTCAACATCAAACATAAACATTAGAATCCCCGACCTTCACCCTCTTTGGTAAAGAATGCATTAATCTTTTGCTCTTTAGTCCACCCATTAGTGTAATCATTATCAATATCACAAAGGATGAGTGCTTCATCTTCAGAGAGAACACGATGTGATGTGATCACTTCTGGTAATGCCAATTGAGAAAACTCTTTGGCATCTTCCATTGTTACATCATCCATGGCATACTCTGGATTAGTTGCTGGTGCTTCGACCATGTAACGCATACGATATGATTGAATCGCTTCAACCATTACCCACACAGAACCCTCTTTCAATTTAGTTGGTGTTTCCAACTCTTCAATGCGAGCAGTCAATACGCTAACAGCAGTATTAAAATGACCAGTACCCTCATTATATGGATCATAACGATCTAAAAGAACCTGTCGTTCTTGTTTTAACATATCAATATATTCTTTACTCATCGCTATCACCTTTCATTGCTAGTGCTTTACCTAAAGATTTCTGCGCAGTACGCAGACCAAATTCCATCTCTCGTTTTTGTTTTCTCACCATACTCAACTGACTAAGAGTTTCTTGATATTGTTCATACAAGTCTGTGGTGCTTTTCTGTAGTGATTCAACATATGTAGTTAGTTTATGAATAGTCACCCATGAACCATCAGCAAGTTTAGTATGTCCATCACGAATACGAAATTCATCAGTCCATCTTTCGTTTAGTTTATACTCTGGCATTGGTTCAAATACAAACAGTTCCTGCTCACCTAACTTCTTTAGGACTGGAGCAAACTGTGTAGCGACACTTTCTTTACCATAAAACATTATTCATTCTCCTCATACTCATATTCTTCCTCACGACCAGCCATTGCTGCATGAACATCACAAAGAGTAGTATGCCAACCATCAGTATATGTTTTTCCTGGAGCACCACATTCTTCGCATGTACGATAACTCATACTCTCTGCAAAGTTGATATAACTCCAATGTTTGTCAGTTGCACCATTAACATAGAATCGAAGTCCACCGAACTTCTCTTTCACTTGAACAGCGACTGGAACCTTCAATGTTTCTTCATCAAGTTTTGCTTTGGTTTCGTCAATCTTTTCTTGGGTGATAATATTTTTACTACCTTCCCACTGTGGTTGATCAACTTTATCTTTGATAGATTCGTAACGACTCTCGGCTTGACGATAATCGCTAGTCAAAAGACCACAAAGAATATCGATGATGTTATACCAACCATCACCGCATTCAAATCCCCAACACATGGCTGTGGTTTGCATATTCGCATGACGATCTCTAAAGATCA